TCCTTTGTGTTGTGGTAGACCTTCCCACGCGGAAACGCGATTTGGATAGTCTGTAAATGATATTTGGTGATAACTTCTAGAAGCTATCTCTTTTTGTTTATTTACACTCATTTTGATTTTGGTTTAAATAAAAGAACTCGCTGGAATCTCATCCCATCGAGCGTATGGTGGTTTTGTTCTAAATGACCATACCGCCATCTGTGCTTTTCTAGAAGAGCAACCGGTTCATCGGATCCTCCCGCAGGTAAAGCATCCGGTGCGACACTAGTGTCACCCCAATCTTGATACATGGTTAATAATGGATAAAGATGTCTAGTTTTTGAACTAGCACGCTTGACGCCATCCATAGTTCTTACCCAAATGTCAGTATCTATAGTATTTTGATCAAATGCAACCCCAATTCTTGGAGAGTATTTGTTACTAAGTGAAGCCTGAACATAAGTCCGAACTATTCCTCCATCATCCCATGTAGGTTTCGTATTAACAGCTACGTCCGCTTCTTCCCATTCTCCTGCTGGAAGCACCTGTTCATCTAACCTTATTTGGATCTCGTCCAATCTTTTGTTAGTGTCAACATAATAACTTTGAGATTTCTCTTCTACTTCTGATAATCTCGCAGAGAACGTCGACATGTCACTCATGATTGAATCAACATCCATCTTGATACCATTAAGTCGATCAATAGTCTCGTCGAGCTTACGCGCGAGAGCATCTACTTCATTCTTAATCTGTATCAACAGCTGAGCATTTTGTACAACCTCAGCCGCATCCAACACTCCATAAAGTGTTGTATGTTCATCAGCAATAATATCCGCTATAGACATTAGAACTTATATTTTGATCCGAAATACTCAGCTTTATAGCTTTGAGCAGTTCGAGTCAATAATGGTAGCATAGCTTTCTTAAATTCAGGACTAACCTTCTTCTTATTTAAAGAACCATACAACCGTGAGATAAAGTAATTACCATATTCTTCACCGTGTAAAACGGCTTCAAATATGTGATCCTCTACCAAGAGTTTCCATTCCGTAATGCAGGTGGGTGGTAGTTTCGACCAAGAAAAACATTTTTCAATAGCTTTCTTATCTAAACATCCCAACCACCATCTATCAGGTTTGAAAGACCTCTTTAAAAACGTACACTCCTCCAAGCTGCACGTTTTGTAT